GCGTGGGCCTGATGACCGAAGCGGGCAATCCATGGACGGTGTCCGATGCCCTGGCGAACACGCTGGTCAACCAGGGCCGTGCGTCGCCGTACAACTGGCCGACCGCGGGTGTGGTGTCCGGGGCTGGGATACCGAGGCTGGGCGTCGTGGCTACGCGCGCCGGCGTCAACGCCTTCCAGACGTGGGGCACCGCAAAGCAGTTCATGAGCCGTTCCAGCTACGTGGCGCTGGACAACATCACCGAGCTGAAACTGCTGTTCAGCAACTGGTGCGCAGCCGCAGACACCGAAACCGCTGGCAGCCTGCCGGCAACGGTGTACGCATCGATTGAGTACCCCATCGGCACCATCTTGGCCACGGTCACTTTCGGCGGATCAGCGGCTGGCACCATGCCTGCGGGCGGCGATGTCATGAGCGATTCGGTAGCGGTCGCCATGCCGATGTATGCACGATTTGCGGTGCGGTGTTTCCTGGATGCGCCGGGCGGTGCGCCCTACAGCCAACAAGACGGGGTGAACTATCTCAGCAGCGGCATTGACGCCTGCAACTTTGGCACGACGGCGACCAACGTCGTCAATTCGATGACGGCGATTAGCAACAGCAACGGCGGCCTGCACTACAAGCCAACGGCGGTGCTTGGCGTCACCGGGCAGAAGTGCGTGGCGCTGTACGGGGATTCGCGCGTCTACGGCATCCAAGACTACGTGGATGGCATGCACGGCAGCATCGGCGAGCTGCAGCGCGCTTTGGTGCCGGCTGTGGCGACGTTCCAGCTTTCGACGCCGGGCGCAACGCTACAAGCCGCAGCCGCCAGCGCGGCGGGGCATGCAAAGCGGCGTGCGCTGATCGCCGCCTATTGCTCGCATGTGGCGAGCAACCTCGGAATCAACGACCAATCCACGCGCTCGGCGGCTCAGATGACCGCTGATATTTCGACGCTGGCGCTCGGATTGGGTAAGCCGTACTGGCATTGCACGTTGCCGCCTGGCACGGTCACCAGCACAGACAGCTTCGTGACCGTCGCCAATCAGACGGCCAGCGGCTCAAACAGCACGCGCGTTGCGTTCAACGGCTCTATCCGCGCGGGCGGCGCGCAGATCGCGGGCTACTTCGAGATTGCTGATGTGGTCGAGTCTGCGCGAGATTCCGGCAAGTGGAAGGCGGATGGCGCGACCGCGAACCTCTACACGTCGGACGGTCTCCATGAGTCGCAGTACGCGAATCGGCAGATTGCGGCGGCGCAAGTGGCTGCGGCATTCGTCGCTCGCGTGCGGCACATCGAGTAATCCAAGCCCCTAGCCGGTGAGGCTGGCCTAACATCGCATTCAAACTGCCGAGAATCACATGATCATTGAGAAGAAGCCTGTCGAGCAAGGTATCCTGGACCGAGTGGTCCAGGGTGTCAAGTACATCATCCAAGGCAACAAGGGAAACCTCTGGTTCAGTCCTGGAGACCCCATCGCGCCGCAAGCCCAGACGAAGGAGGGTGTACCGGGTCGTGCGTTTGACTTTCCGATGTCAGTCAACATCCGTCGTACGCCACGTGACGGGGAAGGAGTCACGTTCGAGCACATGCGCTCGTTGGCTGACGGGTATGACTTGATGCGTCTGGTAATCGAGACCCGCAAAGACCAGATGGAGAAGTTGTCCTGGGTCATCAAACCGCGCAAGGAAGTAGAGCAGGCTGCGAAGGAAGCTGAGCGCATCGACGCAGCGAAAAAGCACGTGGATAAGGTGAAGGCCAAGAACGACAAACTTGGCCAGCCACCCAAGCTCGCCCCTGACGGCGTCACCCCATTGCCTGAACCCGCTGATGTGCCTGAGGTGCCTGAGCCCAAGCCCGTCGACCCGAAGATCAAGGAGATCAGCGACTTCCTGATGTTCCCGGATGGTGAGCACGAATGGAAGACATGGCTACGTGCGTTGCTGGAAGACATGCTGGTGCTGGATGCGGCTACGCTGTACCCGCGTTCCACGCTGGGTGGTGACCTGTACGCGTTGGAACTGGTGGACGGTGCCACCATCAAGCGCATCATTGACGAGAGCGGTCGCACACCTGAGCCACCGAGCGTGGCATACCAGCAGGTACTGAAGGGCATCCCTGCGGTAGACTACAGCCGCGATGAGCTGATATACCGTCCGCGCAACGTGCGCACGAACCGGGTGTACGGCTACAGCCCGGTCGAGCAAATCATCATGACGGTGAACATCGCGCTCCGGCGGCAGATGGGTCAGCTCCAGTACTACACTGAGGGCAACATCCCTGAAGCGTTCATCGGTGTGCCACCTGAGTGGAACCCCGACCAGATCGCGCAGTTCCAAGAGTACTGGGATGGCATCTTGGAAGGCAACACCGCTCAGCGTCGCAAGGCCAAGTTCGTCCCTGGTGGTATGGACGTCCACGAGACCAAGGACCCAGCACTGACGGACAAGTACGATGAGTGGCTAGCACGCATCATCTGCTTCGCGTTTTCGGTCAGCCCGCAAGCGCTCATCGCGCAGATGAACCGGGCTACCGCCGAGACCGCCGACGCTCAGGCCAAGAAGGAAGGTCTCGAGCCGGTGATGAACTGGGTCAAGGGTCTGATGGACTACGTGATCTGGAAGTACTTCGGGTACACCGATTACGAGTTCGCCTGGGACGAGGAAGAGGAGACCGCACCGCTCGTGCAAATGCAGGTGCTCACCGGGTACGTGCTACAGAAGGTCATGACCACGGACGAAGCTCGTGAGAAGCTAGGCTTGCCTGCGCTGACCTCGGAGCAGAAGGAAGCCCTGACGCCCCCTGCACCCGTGCTGCCTCTAGGCGGCAACGGTCCGCCCGGCTCCCAGGGTGGGTCAAAGCCTCCCGGGGGTGATGGCCCTGTACTTGGCAATCCACAACCCGCTGCAGGAGGTACGGGCAAGCCGGTGGGAAAAACTCAAAGCTCTGGACTGCGGAAGGCGAGCTCGCTTTCGCGGGACAGGGCAAGCGTGAAGACTTGTACAAGCGGTATCACCAAGCTGGTGAAGCCTGCACTTGCGAAAGCCGGTGCCAGAGTCGGTAAGCTGCTCGCAGACAAGCTGGCGAAAGGCATCAGCGCAGACGACCAAGCGAAGAAGCTGATTGCTGCGCTGACATTCGACGAGCTGAAGGATCTAGCTCCAGAACTGGCCGAAATGCTCGAAGACATGGCCGCTGACGGAGGCGCAGAGGCACTGGCGCAAGTCATCAGTGAGGTCACCAAGGAGCAGCTGGATCAGGTCAACAAGCGTGCTGTAGAGTACTCAAAAGCACGCTCGGCCGAACTGGTGACCAACCTGGAACAGTCCACCCGGGACATGCTGCGCGCTACGGTCACGCAAGGCATAGAGGAAGGGTGGTCCAACGACAAACTGGCCGGGGAGATAGAGGATAGCTACGCATTCGATCCCGCGCGAGCAGAGACCATTGCCCGCACGGAGACCGCATATGCTGACATCCAGGGCAACCTCGATGGCTACCGTGCAAGCGGGGTCGTCCAAGGAAAGCAATGGATAATTGCGCAGGACGAGTTTTGCGATGAATGCAACGAGCTCGACGGGGTCGTAGTGGGCCTCGACGAACAGTTCCCTGGTGACGGCGGTGATGGTCCTCCGCTTCACCCCAATTGCAGGTGCGACATCCTGCCCGTACTCACCGAGGAGACCCCATGAAACTCATCATCGCTTTGGTTCTGCTCTCCGTGCTTTGCGGCTGCGCAGGTGCTCCGGCTCAGCTCGAGAACCGACTCGTCTGCACCCGAAAGGGTGACAAGGTGTTTGTCGTCAGCCAATACGGCCCGTTCGGCATCACCACCACCATCAGTGCTGAAGACACTGCCACCCTCTGTGCTGCTCCTGCAGCCGCGAAGTAAGGAGTCACGAACGTGGCCAAGAAGCGCATCTACGCGAACATTGAGAAAGTTGAAGCCCAAGAAGACGGTACCCTGAAGGTTTGGGGCTTCGCCTCATCCGGTGCTGAAGACAGTGACGGCGAGACCATCACGCCCGAAGCCATGAAGGCGGCACTGCCTGACTACATGAAGTTCGGTGCTGTCCGTGAAATGCATCAGCCAATGGCCGCTGGTACCGCGATCGAGGCTTCGATCGACGACACCACGGGCAAGACCATGTTCGGCGCACACGTGGTCGACCCCGTGGCGGTGTTGAAGGTGCAGACCCAGGTGTACAAGGGCTTCAGCATCGGTGGCAAGGTGACCGAGCGTGACCCGCTGAACAAGAAGATCATCAAGGGTCTGAACCTCGTCGAGGTGTCCCTGGTGGATCGTCCGGCCAACCCCGACGCCGTGTTCACCATGTACAAGGCTGCGTCGACGCCGGAAGATGATGTCGTGGAACTGGCCGAAATGCTCGACGAAGGTGCGGTGACTCCGGCTCAGGTACTGGAACTGATCAAGGCCAGCAAGGCACCGGCAGCAGAGCAACCGGTTCCCAGTGAAGCACCCCCTCAAGGGGGTGTGCTTTCAACGGAACCGGTGCCAGCTGAGATTGTCAAGGGCATGTACTCGGTGGCTGACTTTGCCAGCGTGCTCAACTCTGTCAGCTACATTGCGAGTGAAGCTGGCTGGGAAGCGCAATACGAAGGCGACAACAGCCCGCTGCCTGCGTCCCTGTTCAAATGGCTGCAGGACGGCATTGAGATATTCAAGGGCATGGTCGCCGAAGAAACGTCCGAGATGGTGGCAAGCCTGCGAGTCGCGGCGAACCTGCCTGAAGTCATCACGATGAGTGACAGCGTGGCCGACAAGGTGGCCAAGGCTGGTGCTCGTTTCAGCAAACCCACGAAGGACGCTCTCAGTAAGATCCACGGTGCTTGCAAGGAAGCCAGCGCTCACCTCGATGGATTGAACTACAACGGCGACGCCGAAAAGGCCGAAGACGCGCTCGACGTGACCAAGGCTGCTGCCGATACCATTGGTATCTCCCAGAACACCGACGATGTCCAGAAGGCCATCGCTACCGCAATTGCGCCGCTCAACGAGGCCTTGGAGAAGGCCAGAAAGGAATCCGACGACCTGAAAGCAACGGTCGCTGAGCTCTCGAAACGTGCGGCCCCAGGCACGGCATTGCTGAAGGCTGTAGCCCTCACCAAAGGACAGGACGCCCTCCCTGATCCGACCGCAGAACCTGTAGCTGCTCTCCCGCCGGAAGGCACTCCGCAGCGTGCAGAAGCCGAGATGAAGAAGATCTTCGCTCAGGGGGGCCGTCGGCTCACCTGATTCCAATCCACACTTCGACCCGTCCGTAACTCTCTCCACCAGGAGCATCCAATGAAGAGCATCCGTTTCACCCCGCTGCAGATGGGCATGTTCGCCCTGACTGCGCTGGCTGGTATCGCAGCCGCGTCCGGCCTGATCGACTTCCACACGCTGATCCCGGGCATGCTGCTCGCGAATGCGCCGTTCGCCGTCACCCAGGAGACCCTGGATCTGGCGAAGGGTGCGCTGGCCAAGTCCGACGACAACATCACCAAGTCCGTCACGACCGGCACCGGTCTGGTCGCCTATGACCTGCAAGCTCCGGCGAAGAACCTGTACCCGGTGAACACCCCGCTGCGCAACCGCATTCCGCGTGTCGGTGGCGGCACGGGTCTGGCGACCAACTGGCGCGCTGTCAAGGCGATCCTCGGCTCGGGCTTCGACGCGATGGGCTGGGTGCCTGAAGGCCAGCGTACCGCACGCATGTCGTACACCGCGACAACGGTCTCCGCGAGCTACGTGACCATCGGTGAAGAAGACCAGGTCACGTACGAAGCGATCAGCGCGGCGCGCACCTTCGAAGACATCCGCTCCACCGCGTCCATGCGTGTGCTGCAGAAGATGATGCTCAAGGAAGAAAACGCGATCCTGATGGGCAACGCGTCTGTCAACCTGGGCACCCCCGTCACGCCGACCGTGTCCGCTGCTGGTTCCGGTGCCACGCTGCCTGCTGCCACCTACTCGGTGATCGTGGTGGCGTTGACCGGTGAAGGCTTCCGTGGTGCGTCTGTCGCCGCCGGTATCCCGACCGTGCAGACCTTCACGGGTGCCGATGGCCAGACCTACACGCTGAATGGCGGCTCGTCCAACAAGTCGTCTGCGGCCTCGCAGGTGGTCACGCTGGGCCAGACCCTGTCCTGCTCCACCACCGCCATCAACGGCGCGATGGGCTATGCGTGGTTCACCGGTGTGTCGGGCAGCGAGCGCCTCGAAAAGATCACCACGATCAATTCGGCCACGTTCAGCGCACCGCTGTTGGGTACCGGTCAGCTGGCATCGGCCATCACGGCAGCCGACAAGTCGAGCAACCCCTCGCTGGCTTTCGACGGTCTGCTGTACTCAGCCTTCAAGCCGGGGTCCGGCGCGTACATGAACACGTTGGCCACGGGCACCCCCGGTGTCGGCACCGTACTGACGGCCTCGTCGCGCGGCACGGTCAACGAGATCGACCAGATGCTGCGCACGATGTGGGACCAATACCAGGTCTCACCGACGGTCATCTACGTGAACGCGCAGGAACTGAACAACATCACGACCAAGACCCTGCAAGGCCCGTCCTCGTCGCCGCTGTTGCAGATCTTCACCGATCCGAAGTCTGGCTACCAGGGCATGATGGCCGGTGGTGTGGTGGGCTTCTACTTCAACCCGTTCGCCATGGATGGCGGCATCAAGATCCCGATCATGATCCATCCGGCGCTCCCGGCTGGCACCATCATCGGCTGGTGCGAGGACCTGCCTTCGATGTACAAGTCGAACAACGTCCCGAACGTGGCCGAGATGAAGACGCGGCAGGATTACTACCAGATCGACTGGCCGCTCCGCACCCGTGCGCAGGAATTCGGTGTCTACGCTGAAGAAGTCCTGGCCGTGTACGCGCCTTTCGCAATGGGCGTGATCAACAACATCGCCAACGGCTAATCCGGCCTCGGCGTCAACCAATGCCCCGGCTCCGGCCGGGGTACTCACTTTCGACAAGGAGATTCACACATGGCGAAGCTGAAAGCCCCCGACAACTGCACCAGCT